ATGTGTACCTCTCATAGCAGAGGTGACGGCCTGAGTTCCGGCCCTGATCCGCGCGACGATCCGCGCGGCGGCTATGCGCATTCTGGAAGTTGGATGGGTTGATGGCGAACGAGTCCGATACCGGATCGACTGCGGGTCTGCTTGACGAGGCAAAGGAAGCCTTCGAACAGGCTGTCGAGGCAGAGACCGACAATCGCAAGGAGGCGACGGACGATGTCCGTTTTGCGCGCCTTGGCGAACAATGGCCGGCCGACATCCGCAAGGAAAGGGAGATGGAAGGTCGCCCGTGCATGACCTTCAACTTCATGCCGACTTCCATCCGCCAGGTTGTGAACGATGCGCGCCAGAACAAGCCATCGATCAAGGTTCACCCCGTCGATGACGCGGCGGATCCAGAAACGGCGGACATCTATAACGGCCTGATCCGCAATATCGAGTACACGTCGGATGCCGAAGTCGCCTACGACACCGCGACCGAGAACGCGGTTTCGATGGGTTGGGGCTATTTCACCGTCGACATCGTCAATGCCCACGATGACACGTTCGACACCGACATTGCCATCAAGGCTGTCCCGAACGCGTTCAACATCTATGGCGACCCGAACTCGCTGGCCTATGATTCCTCGGACTGGAACACGGCGTTCGAGGTCGAATGGCTGAGCAGCGATGCGTTCAAGGCGCAATTCCCCGACGCAAGCGAATCCGATTGGGACTCGCAGCATCGGCAGGACATGTGGTTTTCCGAAGATGGCGTGATGATCGCCAAATGGTGGCGGCGTGAGGAAACGTCGCGCACCGTGCTCCAGCTGAGCAATGGCGAAGTGATCGACGCGGCCATACTCGAACGCAATCCGGAGCTGTTCGGCGCGTTTCAGGTGCGGCAGGAGCGCACCGTCAAGTCGTGGAAGGTGACGCGGCATATACTTTCGGGCTCAGAAGTGCTCAAGAGCGAGCCGTGGGCCGGCAAGTACATCCCGATTGTCCCTGTCTATGGCGATGTGGTTGTCGATGATCGCGGCAAGCGTCATCTGCGCTCTTTGACCCGCGATGCCAAGGACGCGCAGCGCAATTTCAACTACCAGCGCACGACAGGCATTGAACTTCTGGCCTTGCAGCCCAAAGTGCCGTGGATCGGCAAGAAGGGCACGTTCAAGTCTGACGCACGCCGCTGGTCCACCGCAAATCGTGAGAACCATTCCTATCTCGAATATGATGGGGAACCGCCCCAGCGCATGCCGCTCGACATGGGGCCGGCCGCAGGCGCGTTGCAGGAAGCGTCGAACGCGCAAGAGGACATCAAGCGCATCGTCGGCATCTTCGACCCGAGCATCGGTGCCCCATCCAATGAAACGTCAGGCCGTGCGATCCTGCTTCGCCAGCGCGAGGGCGATGTTTCGACGTTCCATTTTCAGGACAACATGTCCCGCGCCATTCGCCATGCGGGGCGCATCGTCATCGATCTCATTCCCAAGGTCTACAGCCAGCAGCGCATTGTACGCGTGATCGGAGAGGATGGGACGGCTGAAAACGTCAAGCTGAACCAGCCTGTCCCGGTCAAGGGCAAGGATGGACAGCCGGAGATGCGGCCCGTCATGAACCCACAGACCGGTCAACCGATGACGGGTATGAATGGTGCTCCCGTCATGGAGCCCGTGACGCGCGTCTATGACCTGTCCGTTGGCAAGTATGACCTCACCGTGACGACCGGCCCGAGCTACACCACCAAGCGCGAGGAAGCCTCGGTGCAGATGGTGCAGTTCATGCAGGGCTTCCCGCAGGCCGCTCCACTGATCGGTGATCTGCTTGCCAAGAACCTCGATTGGCCCGGCGCCGACGAGATAGCCAAGCGCCTCAAGACAATGCTGCCCCCGCAATTGCAGGGCGGGTTGCCGCCAGAGATCCAGTCGCAGATCGAGCAGGGCAAGCAGATGCTGGCCCAGCAGGGCGACATGATAAAGCAGATGCAGGCCTATATCCTGAAGCTGGAATCCGACCGGACCAACGCGGCCGACAAGAACAAGATCGACATGTTCAAGGCGGAAACGGACCGGCTCGAAGCGTTGAGCAAGATCCAGCAGCAGGGCGTTGAAGTCCCGGACGCGCCGACAGCATCGCCTTACGCCGACTATGAGGGGCTTGTCGCGGCAGCGGAGGCCAACAAGCTCGATGCGACCGCCGAACGCGAGCGCGCGAACGCGGGATTGGCAACGGCAAGGATGATCCGGGAATTGAGGCCCGATCCGCAGCCGATGCAGATGCCGCAGCGCATGGGCATGCCGCAACCTCGCACATTCTGACCAGATTGGAGCCACTACGGCTCCCTTCGCCCGCGTCCGCGACAGTGACGCCATCCCACCAACCGACATCGGAGTGGACTACATGACCATCGAAGCAGGTCCGAACGATTCCGACTTCATCACACCGGGCGAGCCGGCAAGTGACGAGAACGAGGATGAAGCCCTTCTGTCTCATGACCTCGGTGATGAGCTGGACGATGGGGACGAAGACGACCAGCCGAAAGACGGCGATCAACCCACGGACGAAGAGTTCGAGGAAATCGAGCGCAACGGCAAGAAGGCTCGCATCCCGGCCTGGCTGAAGCCAGAACTGATGATGCAGCAGGACTACACGCGCAAGACCCAGGAAGTGGCGGAAGAACGCCGCGCTGCCGAGCAAGAACGTGTCCGCATTCAGGAAGCGGAACAGCGCCTTGCAAGCCAGTTCGAGCTTCAGAAGACCTTCACCAAGGAGATTGCGCAGCTTCACAACGTCGATGAGCAGCTTGCACGGTATTCGCAGGTTGATTGGAAGGCGTGGCAGAACCAGGACTACATGGCGGCCGATGCCGCGTGGAAGGACTGGCAGATGCTGAAGGACCAGCGACACCAGATCGTCGGTGGCCTGCAGCAGAAGGAACACCAGTACCACCGCGAACAGGAACAGCGAACTCTACAGGAGCAGCAGGCGGCGAAGGCCGAATTTGCCAAGCTCCAGGAGCAGACGCTGAACGTTGTGAAGCGAGAAATTCCAGGCTGGAATTCAGAGACTGCCGGAAAGGTCTCGGAGTTTGCACAGCGGCACGGCTACACGCCCCAGGAACTTGTCCAGGCGACGACCGATCCCCGCGCGTTCATCCTCCTGTACAAGGCCTACAAGGGCGAACAGTCCGAAATCCAGCAAAAGCAGGCGCTTGCCAAGGCCAAGGTTCACGAACCGGCCCAGCCACTGACGACCATCGCCAACTCCCGGAAGGCCCCTGTCAGGGCAGGGCTGAGCGACGATCTGTCTGCTGACGAATGGGCAAGGCGCCGGAGAGCCCAACGCCGCTGAGGCGGCTAAACCCAACCAGATTGAACGTCGGATGACGTCCAGTCCCAGCGCGACCGCGTGTCGCCAGATGGAACCCTATCATGCCCAATACACTGCTCACCCCCACGCAGGTGACCCGCGAAGCGCTCGTCATTCTGCACCAGAAGTTGAACTTCATCGGCAACGTGAACCGTCAGTATGACAGTTCCTTCGCCAAGGACGGCGCCAGGATCGGTGACAGCCTGAAGATCCGCCTTCCCAACCAGTACGTCGTTCGTACCGGTGCGGCTCTTTCGGCGCAGAACACCACCGAGACCAGCGTCACTCTGAAGATCGAGAACCAGAAAGGCGTCGATCTGAACTTCACCTCGACGGACTTGACCCTGTCGCTCGATGACTTCTCGGATCGCATCCTGAAGCCGGCCATGTCGGTCCTGGCTGCGAACATCGAGTCCGACATGCTGCAGAACGTTTACAAGAACGTCTATCAGCAGGTGAACAACCAGGGCAGCGCCATCACCTTCAAGAAGGTGCTGGAAGGCAAGAAGAAGCTGATCGACAGCCTCTCCCCGCCCGATCTGAACCTGCTTCTCAGCACTCAGGACAACATCGACCTTGTCGATTCGCTGAAGGGCCTGTTCCAGGACTCGAAGGAGATTGCGAAGCAGTATCGCGATGGCCTCATCGGCCGTACCGGCGGCTTCGACATCTGGGAAAATACCCTGATGCCGACACACTCGCGCGGCGCTGCGAATGCCAGCTATGTGTGCAACACGTCGACCGGCATCACCTCCGGCACGGCGACCATCACCCTGTCGGGTGGTTCGGGCACGATCGCAGCCGGCGACATCTTCACCATTGAAGGTGTGTTCCGGGTGCACCCCGAGACCAAGGTCTCCACCGGCGTTCTGCAGCAGTTCGTTGCGACCGCCGATGGCACGACCTCGATCGTTGCTTCGCCTACTCCGGTCACCAGTGGCGCGGCGCAGAACATCACCGTCGTGTCGGCTGGCGCCGGCAAGGTCGTGACGGTCGCCGGCACCATCTCGACGGCTCATGGCGTTTCGATGGCCTTCCACAAGGATGCCTTCGCCTTCGCCACGGCCGATCTGGTCATGCCGAAGGGCGTCGACTTCGCCTCCCGCCAGGTGCTTGACGGCGTTTCGATGCGCATCGTCCGCCAGTACTCGATCTCGGATGACACGTTCCCGTGCCGTCTCGACGTTCTGTACGGCTACAAGACGATCCGCGCCGAACTCGCCGCCCGTCTCGCCAACAACTGATCCTCCTAGCCGCCTTGGCCCAGCGCCGGGGCGGCTTCCCTTTTCTCGTTAAGAAGGAACACCCTCATGGGCGCAATGCTCCGAGAGGATCGTTTTGGCGTGGTGAGTCAGTCGATCGACATCGCCTCGGTTTCGGCAAACGTCACGGCCGAACAGGATTTCACCGTTTCCGGCCTGATGATCGGGGACTTCGTTGCGGTGTGCAAGCCGTCGCTCAGCGCGGGTCTTGGCATCGTCAACGCCCGGGTGAAAGCCGCCAATACGCTCTCCCTCACACTCGTCAACGCGACCGGTTCACCGATCAATCCATCGGCTGAAACGTACCTGATCTTCTGGTTCCGGCCAGAACTCACGACCTCTGGCGTCGTCATCTAAGCGAAGGCCCCGTCTCGCGCGGGGCTTTCACCACCCGGAGCAAGCTGTATGGCGCGCATTACCGACTATAACTCGCTGAAAACAAAGGTCACCGAGTTTGCCATGCGCACCGGGGATACCGAGTTTGACGACAGCGGCGATACGTTCATCCAGTTGGCCGAAAGCAAGCTGAACCGCAGCCTGGCATTGCGCATCATGGAAACCGAAGTGCCTTTGACGGGCGTGGTTTCCTCGGCAAGCCTGACGCTCCCCGCTGATTTTGTCGAGCCCTTCGCGCTCAATCTCACCACATTTGGAGAGGTGACCCAACTGTTGCCGGCCGAATCCGGCTCGATGGCGCGAGGCCTGACCAATGGCGTCCCGTCTCAATGGTGCATCGATGGCGCGACGATCGGGCTCAACGTGCCGTGCGATCAGGCGCATTCCTTCCGGTTTCGGTATCGCAAGGGATTCGAACTGTCGGATGCAGAACCCACGAACTGGCTGCTGACGAACCATCCCGACGTGTATCTGGCGGCGGCCCTTGTCTGGGGTGGCGCCTACATGCGCGCCGATGAGGAACTGAACCGCTGGGCGGTCATCCTTCAGAACGCGGTCGAAGAAATCGCATGGAAAGAGGCGCGCGGAATTGCGCTTGCGCCGCTCCAGGTCGATCCCGCGCTGATGGGGCGTCCCGGCTTCAATATCTATACGGGCTGACGCGATGGCCTCGTCCGATCTCGAGCGCGTCATTGTCGATACCGGCAAGGATACGCAAGGCGCGCTGAATGATCTTGGCGTGCAGACCAATGCCGTCACGGCAGTTCTTCGCAGGCGCATCAAGGCGCTGGAATCGGGCGATACGGCCATTTCGGCACGTCTCGATGGGCGGATTGGCACGGCTGCCCCGTCAGTGACCGGCAGCAAAATTTCGGGCGCTGCTCTGGATAGCCTGCTGACGCAGCTCGCGGCCATTGGCCTCATCGAAGACAACACGACGTTTTGAGGTAGGCGATGCCCAGCACATTTACCACAAGCTGTCGTTTCGAGCTTCAGGAAACGGGCGAGAACCTCAACGTGTGGGGAATCGCGCTCAACACGCGCGCCATTGCCCTCATCGACCAGGCTATGGATGGTTATCAGTCCATCGATCTCGCCAGCGGTGCGACGTTCGATCTTTCCTCCGCAACCTACACCAAGAACGGTGAGAGCGACACGTCGCGTCGTCGTGTGCTGCGGTTCACCAATTCGAACGCGGCCGGTACGGCCATCACGATCCCGAGCGTCACCAAGAACTACTGGATCATCAACGCCGGGTCCTATCCCATCACATTCGCTCCGAGCGGCAGTCTCACGCCTGCATCTGTCCCGGCCGGTACGTCGGCATTCATCTGGACGGATGGCGCGGACTGCTTTGCCTTCCGATCCCGCCTGAATGAGCTTGCCGCGCCGAATGGCTCGGTTGCAATGGGCTCGCAGAAGATCACCGGGCTTGCCGATGGCACGGCGGACGGCGATGCGGTCAACAAGCTTCAGGTGACCACGCTCACGGCTGCCTCGGTGCAGTTGGCGAACGATTGGGCGCAGAAGATCAGTGATTTCGTCACAGGCAGCGACAATTCGGCCAAATCATGGGCGATCGGTGGAACTGGCAATGGCGACCCGGCTGCGGGGTCGGCCAAAGAGTGGGCCACGTCAACCAGCACGGTTGATGGTGGGCTAAAAGGTGCGCGCGGCTATGCCAATGATGCTTCGGCATCGGCAACATCGGCTTCAGGGTTTTCCACGGCTGCCTCGGGCTATGCGACGACGGCTCTAGGCCATTCCAATACTGCATCGGGTTTTGCCACGGCAGCAAGTGGATCGGCTACAAGTGCTGCCAACACGCTTCTCGATTTTCAGGACAAGTACGTCAATAATGCGATGGCGGGCACCTTTCCGGCATCGGGGAACTTCTCAGGCCGTGTTGCATGGTCCGGGTCGGCTCTAGGCGTCTATGACGGTGCGAACTATGTCGCGATCACCGGCACGCCTCCAGCTTCTGAAAGCGTGCAGGGCATTGCCGAACTTGCCAACCAGACCGAAACGGACACCGGCACGGATGATCTGCGCATTGTCACGCCGCTCAAGAACGCGGCCAATCTCGACAAGCGGCTGACTGTCCAGACTTTCTCATCGTCCGCGTCTTGGACCAAGCCGACATTGGCAAAATATGTCCTTGTCGAAGCGTGGGGCGGGGCCGGCGGCGGTGGCAGCGGAGCAAAGCAGAATCAGGCCGTCAACCGTGGTGGGGGCTCCGGTGGGGCCGGTGGCAACTATACATCCTCGGTATTCCCGGCAAGTGCGCTTGCTTCGTCCGAATCCGTCGTTATCGGCGCAGGCGGGGCAGGTGGTGGCAGCCAGACCACGGTATCAACAAATGGCATCAATGGCACGGCGGGTGGTGGCACTACGTTTGGCGCATGGCTTCTGGCGGCTGGTGGCGCGGCTGGAAATGGCGGCAGTTCCACGGCGGCGGCAGCGGCGGCAGGCACCGCAATGCCCGCTCCAGCTACGTCTGAAGGTGGCGGCATCTCTGGTTCGACCTCATCCAGCACAGATTCAATAACACCCGCGAATACCCGGCGCTCAGGCGCGGGTGGTGGCGGCGGCGGCAGTGCCAACAATACGAACGTTGCCCGCGCGCCGGCCGCTGGTTCGGCTCCGGTTGGGATTGGCATCGCAGCGCTCGGAACCGGATCAGGAGGCGCGGCAGGCACTACCGGTGCTGCTCCGACGACCGGAACATCCGGTCCTGCATTCGGTGCAGGTGGCGGTGGTGGTGGCGGCGGCGTGAATGCGGCCAACAACGTTGCAGGCGCAAACGGCGGCAATGGCGGTGTTGCAGGCGGTGGCGGTGGCGGCGGCATCGGAACAGGCACTGGAAATTCCGGTGCTGGCGGTACTGGCGGCAACGGCTTTGTGAGGATCACGACATGGTAGCGCGCAAAGCCATCATCAATGCGGGCCGGGTCGAGAACGTCATCATCGCAGACGATGAATTTGCAATCCCCGAGCGCGAACTCGTGACCGTTCCCGACAAGACGCCTGTTTCTGCGGGCTGGACATGGGCAGGTGGGAAATTCACCGCTCCCGAGCCTGTCGCTCCAAATCCGGCAGATCACCCCCTGCTACCATGGCAGTTCAAGGCCTTGGTGATCTATCTCGGCGCCGATGCACAGATCAGGACGGCCATTTCCAAGGTGCCGGACGCCATGCAGCGCGCCGCAACGCTCTCCCGATACGAGAACAGCGGCATCTATCGCTTCGATGATCCGCTGGTGAACTCGCTTCGTCAAGCCATCGGCATGCCTGTCGAGCAACTTGAAGCCGCTTGGCTTCAGGCCAAAGACCTTCGCTCGTCCAACTAACCATCTCTGCTTCCACCCTCTGAAGGACTGTCCTCATGGCGATAAACACCATGGGCGCGCCCAATTTCGCGCCTGTACGGCAGGAGAGCCAGGTCATCCGCACGCAGGCGGAATATGACGCCATGCGCGCCGCCGCAGAAAAAAAGGCCATGGAGCAGGCGAGGGCCGCGAGGAAGGCAGCACAGGCCGCATCCGGCTATGACGAATACGCCAATCGCTACCGGAACGCCCCGTCCGTCGCTGAACTCATGCAGGCGACCGGCGCAAATGCGCAAGAAGCGACACGCATCCGCGAATATCAGGACTGGAACAATTACACCCCATCAGGGGGCTGGGGCCAGCAGGATATAGAGACCATTCAAGGCCAACTGGCCGATCCGAACCGCGTCTCGCCGGAATTCCAGTACAAGTTTTCCGAGCCGGGAACGGCTGGCTCCATCATGCCGTACTACAAGGACAACGGCCAAGGCAATTTCCAGCAGGCGAGCTGGATCATGAACGCCGGTTCCGGCGACAATGGCACCGTTCTCGGCTCGGGCTATGACAAGGACCGGTTCTATCAGGAAGCCATGGGGCGCGGCGTCGGGACAGCCGGCCTCGACAAGTTCGCGCAGGACATGGGCGCAAAGGACTGGAACTCCCTCAATTGGGACGGCGATGTCAAGCAGTACGACAAGGCCTTTGCCGGCGGCGAGTGGGGCAAAGGCGCATATCAGGGATATGGTGATACCTACCAGCAGGACCCGACCAAATGGGGCGGGAATAGTTACGGCGTTCGCGGCACTGGCGTTGAGCCCTACATGGTCAACAAGGATGGTACGAGCACGCCGTTCATGGACATGGCCGGCTCGCCGTGGGCACTGCAATCGGCTCAACAGCGCTATTTCGATGCCAACAACATTACCGGTCTAGCCCGACAGAACAATGCCGCGATGAATGCCGACTTCGCCAAGACCATGGGCGATCGACAGGGCAATGAAATCCGCAATCAGCAGGGCTATGCCTCCCTGCTTGGCAATGGACAGAGCGGCGGACTGTTCGGCCAGAACTATTCCGATGCGAACTTTGGGCAGATCACGGGACGTGAGGCACAGCAGAGCCCGTTCACCATGTCCCAGCAGGGACCATATCCGTGGTCCCCGTCACCCACACAGCAACTGGACGTGTCGTCGCTGCTCACCCCGTCCTATGGCGGTCCGGGCGGTGGATCAGGCTCGATGGGCTCCTATGGCGGCAAGACAGGCGGTCTGGGCGGCCTGGGAGGCTCGCAGATGGGTTCCTCGCCTTGGGGCGGTCCAATCGGCGCCCGCAACCCGTGGAGCCCTTCCTAAGTGGCTGCTACCCTCACCAAACTCTATTTCGCGCCGAACGTCATCAAGGATGACAGCCCGCTCAATGCGGAAGGCGCGATCATAGACAGCGACAAGATGCGCAACAGCCAGGGCTCGTGGCAAACGATCCGCGGCTGGGAAAAGGCTGTCGGCGTCGGTGGCGAGACCGGTGATGGGGCAATCGATGGTCCGGCACGCGGCATGCATGTCTGGTCCGACCTCAATGGCCTGAAGCAGCTCGCAATCGGTACGCCGAACAAGCTCTGGGCATTGACGGATGGCGATCTGGTCGATGTCACGCCAAATCAGTCGGAAGGCGTGTTGTTCGATCCGTTCGACACGACAAATGGCTCGAATGTCGTCACGGTCAACCATGTCGAGCATGGGTTTCGGTCGGGAGATTTCGTCACCTTCAGCCATGCCGATGCGGGTGGCGGCATCACGGTCGATGGTCAATATGAGATCAAGACCACGCCGACACGCGATACTTACACAATAGAGCACGGCTCCAATGCCAGTTCGACCCAAACCACGGTCGGCGGCTATGTCGATTTCGTCGGTGCATTCGCGGACGGACTGACAGATGGAACGGGCGGGCTCGGCTTTGGAACGGGCGTTTATGGAGCGGGCACCTATGGCCTGCCATCGTCCAACCAGTTCCTTGCCTCTGTCTGGACATTTGGGAATTTCGGAGAGACGCTGATTGCCTGCCGTAGAGGTGGGCCTCTCTATGCATGGCAACCCGCAACGGGATATCTGGAAATCCTCCAGAACGGCGATTTCGCATCGTCCACGGGCTGGGCACTCGGCACGGGCTGGACCATCAGTTCCAATCGCGCCAATGCTTCGGCCGGCGTGCAGTCCATCCTCAACCAGAACATCTTTGGGCTGGTGCGGCCGGGACAGGTCTACCGCATCACCTTCGACGTGAGCCGATCGGCAGGCACGGTCAAATTCCGCATCAATGCTGGCGAAACGCCAACCGTCATAGACGTGGGCATCAATGCGGCGGGCGACAGCGCATCCATGCCGATCAACAAGACCGGCACCTATACCCGGCTATTCGTCATGCCGGACAAGCCCGTCGACATCGTGTTCGAGAAGGATAGTTCCTTCGCGGGATGGGTCGACAATGTTTCACTGAAGCTCGAGCAGCAGGCCTATTTCATCGATCAGGCCCCGCGTCTTGTCGACGTGTGCTGGGTCGATCCTTCGGCCCGTATCGTCTGCATTGGCGGGACTTACGAAGCGGACGGGGATTACAATCCCACGCTGGTTCGCAATTCGGCACAGGAGAACTTTCGCGTCTGGGTACCGGACGGTTCCAATCTCGCAGACGAGTTCCCGCTCGGCAATGGCGGGCGGATCGTGCGCGGTCTCGCAACGCGCCAGCAGACATTGATCTGGACCGACAATGGCGTGTTTTCCCAGCAGTTCAACGCGGATTCCTACTCATATCGCCTGTTGGGCACGGGCTGTGGTCTGGCTGGGACGAATGCAGCGGCAGAGATCAACGGGCAAATCTTCTGGTGGGGCAATTCGGGCAATTTCTACACCTTTCAGGGCGCCATTCCCCAGGTGATCGTGTCCTGCCGCGTCCGTCGCGATGCGATGAACAATATTTCCGCCAATCAGGGCGAGAAAATCTATTGCTGGATCAACACCGACTTCAACGAGGCGTGGTGGCATTATCCCGACCAGCGGGACGGCAATGAATGTTCCCGCGTGGTGGCCTATAACTGGCTGGAAGACCACTTCGTCACGCATATGTTCGACCGGACGGCCGGCGCATCGGGGGGCATCTTCCCGAGCCCGCTTCTCGTCAGTTCGACGGGCGAAATCTTCTATCACGAGCGGGGCAATTCGGCCAATGGCGGCGCGCTGGCGGCCTATCTCGACACGTCCTACTTCAACATAGAGGACGGCAACAATCTGCTCGCCATCATTGCGCTGGTTCCCGATTTCTACGGACAGCAGGGCAACGTGTTCTTTCAGGTCACGACGAAGCCCTATCCCAACGGCTCGGAACTGACGTTCGGCCCGTACACGTCGCAGTCGACAAAGCAGCGCATTCCGTTCCGCATCATGGCTCGGCAGGCAAAACTGCGCATGTACTCGTCACAGGCCCCTTCGTTCTGGGTGCTGTCGGCTCTCAGCGCTGAAATCCAGAAGACCGGCGCGCTTCGGTGAGATCGGATTTCGACCGTCTCTGGCCCCTGCTTGCAGAGGCCATCGCCCGATATGGCCCGACCCACGACAAGGAACACGTCTGGCAGGCGATCGGGACGGGACAGGCTCAATTCTGGCCAGGCGTCAATTCGGTGATGGTGACCGAGGTCAAGGTCTACCCGACCGGGTTTCAGGAAATCATCGGCTGGCTCGCGGCCGGCAAACTCGAAGAAATCGAAGTGATGATGGGATTTGCCGAGGCTGCGGCCAAGGCGAACGGCTGTCACCGCGTCAATCTCACATGCCGTGAAGGCTTCAAGCGGCCCTTCGGAAAGAAGGGTTACCGGCAAATCATGGTCGTCTTGGTGAAGGATATATAGAATGTCAGGAAAAGGCGGCGGGACCACCCAGACCACCCAGGAAACCAACTACGGGCCGTGGATCAGCGATGCCCAGAAGGCGGCGCTTGGCATTGCCGGGGCGCAGAATGCCCCCGCAATCGGCCGCTCCGGGCAGTACAGCCACGCCGGGTTCAACATGGACCAGCAAAAGGGCTTCGATTCCATCCGCGACATGCTGAACCAGTGGGGAC